CATACAATTTTGCTGAACCTGTTAGTCCTACTCTAAACCATTTTGTGTCTGTAGTATTAGATGTATATACATACTGTGCTTCATCGCCACCCCATTTATGCCACCAAGAAAATGTCATTGTTGTAGAGCTAGTAGAGTTAGATGTTAAAGTTCTACTTAAATAAGCATCAGCAGATGAACGAAATCGTAAACTATCTGTGATGTTATATCCTGATAAAGTATTTCCGCCGATGCCGATGGCTAGCACTATGCAACTCCTAGCGAACGACCTTGTTCATAAAGGTTTGTGCCATCGCTTCTAAATGTAATGAAGTCTTTCGCAGAAGCTGCTGTAGATAAGGTTGGCGCTGCTCCAGCAGTAAATTTAAAAACTGAATTCCATGACGCTGTTCTTGATCCTGTGCCGTCTTGTACAATTTGTAATGCGTAGAATCCACCATTGAGCAAATTAGTTGGAGCATTAAAGGTACGGTTTCCAGCTAGTGTCACTGTAGCCACTTGTCCTTCTGATGTGTCCCAGTCAATGTTTGCTGCGTCAGTCAGAGTCAGGTCTGGAGAATACGCTGTACCCCCAATGACTAAGTCTTGATCGACAGTAACGTCTGTGTCTGTAAGTGAACCTGTTCCGTATATTTTGATTGCCATAATTTATCCTTATCTAAATATTGCTACAAAAACTCTACTTGTGTCTGTAGCAGACCCACCAGATATTGTATATAACTGACAAGTTGTTGTTGTTTGAGATTCTATATCTATTGCAAATGTATTTTTTTGACCAACACCAGGATTTACTGAATACCCAGTAGTAACATTGTAATTAACATCAGGCATTGCTGTCGTAAAGTTTATAGTATAGTCACCTGTAGTATTATCTGTAATACTAGATACATTCCCACTTCCATTAATAGTTACAGTTCCTGTTCCTGTAAAATTCACCCATGCCCTTGCACTATAACTAGGTGCAGAACCACTTGCTGTAGATAGGGCTGCAGGTGCCGGTAAGTTAGTTAATGATGAGCCATCTATCGCTGGTAATGTGCCCGTCAAAGCTGAAGCATTTAGACCACTAGAAGTGAACTGTGCTATCTCTGTAGGACTATCAGCATTTCCTACACCAATCCTCATAGTTCCGTCTGGTGGATCAGGCTGATATATAGTAAAGTTGTTGGTTGACGTTCCGTCAGTGCCTACCTGGTATTTAACTGTTTTTACTGTACTCATCTTATACGATTGTCCATGTTGCGTCTGTGCTTATTGTTATTATAGTCCCATCTGCTACTGTTATGGGCCCTGCCGTTAATGCGTTTGTATTCGCAGCAATAGTATAACTATCTGAAATCGTGTTGCTGTTTTCTACAAAACCAATGCCATTTATTGTTACGCTCATTCTGCCTCCTCTGGTGTGTTACCTTCTGCTACCCATTCTAGGTATTCTTGGTAGTCTGTGTTTGCTGGGTCAAATGGGATTTGTGCATTATCTGATAGTCTTTTAATTGCTATTGATTCATTTGTTATACTATCGTTAATTAATTTATACATATTAAAGCTCCGCTTCAGCAACAAAGTGCCATAAATAAGTATTGGCTGAACCTGATGCAAGAGTTGCTCTACCAATACCATACTCACCTACACCATTAAATGTTAATCCAATATTTGCACCATCATTATATCTGTAACAACCTCCACTTGCTCCAGAAATAGAATTGTATGCCGTGCAAGTTGGAACTGCTCTTTTTCTTACTTTAAAATAAGCTCCAGCCATTTGATTAGTAGTGCTTGAAGAACTTGTGGTAGTTAAGTTTCCGTTTTGACTAGCAGTTCCAGCAGTTACTCCGATATCATAACTCTTTTCATAATACCTCTGACATCTTGCTAACTGCATATCGTATGGCATAACTTCAAATGGTGTAGCTGTATCACCTACTTCTAGTTGGACGCCTGTGATGTAGAATGTAGCACCTGATGTTGCCATTAAATTGGTTTGATTACTTGTAGATATATAATTACCAGCATTCCATGTACTATCTGTTCCATGATAAGTAGAACCCGCTGCTAGACAAAATCTAACACTTCCCCATAAAGCATTAGTATATGTCCATGTTCCTGATGTATCACCAACAATAGTTATAGTTTTCTTTTCCCATGTATTTGCTGCATTAATTGTATATTCTTTTATATAAGTTTTAGTTGCATTACCATTAATTAAAACAGCTCCAAAAGTTCCAGTAATAGAAGATTTTACCCAAAAGGATAAAGTCACAGTTTGAGCAGTTGATGAACCAAAATCTAAATTTGTAACATTTAAACCTTCTATTGGTTGACTTAACATATATCTATCACCAGCAGCCATTGATGAATCAACAGTTGTAACTGTTACTTTCATAGAGTTTAAAAAGTTATCTGGAGCATCTGTTGATTGTTCCATGCTAAATTGCCCAGTACCAGCATAACCCCAAAATCTATCAAGACCATAATAAACAGTAGCGGATGCCGCAGTAATAGTACCTCCTCGCTGATGAATCCTCATATCACCATTGATAATTAGGTTCTTCGTTCCAATAGGAGACGCGGCTGCCCACTGCTCTGAGCCATCATTAAATGTTACACCGTCTGTTCCGTTAAGCTGAAGGCTCACATGTAGCTCCTTTTAATTCGTTTGTTCATAATTTTTCCTTATCTAAAGACTGATATATCAACATCTTCGCTATCATAACTATTACCATCATCACCTATAGATTGCATTCTAATATTGCTTGTATTTCTTGTTCTTAATGAAGCATTTAGTCTACTACTGCCAATAGTTCTAGAAAAATTTACAGACATATTTGAAGAATAATTAGAATCTGGCATTGCTGTGGTAAAATTTACTGTGTAATCACCAGTTCCATTATCAGTAATGCTAGATACATTTCCACTCTCTCTAATTGCTACTGTACCTGTGCCATTAAAGTTTACCCATGCACGAGCAGAGTAAGATGGAGCAGAACCACTTGCTGTAGATAGCGACGCTGGTTGAGGTAAGTTTGTTAATTGTGAACCATCTCCATCTGCTGTTAAAAGATTAGCAGTCCCAGTCGGTAATGTCAGAGTAGTTGAGCCTGCAACGTCGGGTGCGGCGATTTCAACTTGGCCTGATGTGTTTCCTTTGATTACTATACTACTCATGTATTACTCCGGTTTTGGATACTTTGTTTTAACAGCTTGGCAGTCTGCAATGTATTTATCTATTTGTGCCTGGTCACCCTTGACAATGCCGTCTAGGTATTCTTTAAAGTCTGGGTATTCTTTTTCTCTATCATATTTATATTGGTTAGGGTCTTGCCATGCGTTGACAGCATACTCGTCTACTGTTATTTTGTTTCCGTCTTTATCAAATGCTCCAGCAGTATCATCTATAGTAACTACATCAGGATATAATGCTCTTATTGCTTTATGATTCATTATCCAGCTACCTCCATAAGTATAATTGATGATGAAGTTCTAATACCATAAGTTGCATCAGCATCTAAGTCTGACCTATTAATTACAAAACTTTGACCACTTTGCACTTTGCCTTGAAGTTTATATGTTGTTGCAGAAGTTGTTGATGGTGAATCTAAATAACCAATAGAGAAATTTTCTATAACATTATTACTACCAGTTGCTGTTAGCAAAGCTGTTCCAACAGATGCTACTGTTCTTGAACTTGCAGTATCGCCAATATGTATTGCAGTAGCTCCTCTTAAAATCTGATAAGCGTGCCAGTTATCAGTAGCTGTTACAGAAGCATTAAAGTTTACTAATACTAATATTTTAGATGATGTAGAAGATGGCGTAATAGATGCAGATAGTCCTGTAACATCAGTATATGATGTAGATGAGGAGCTGAATGTATCTGTTTTGGTTGACTGAACTACTTGTAATACATGACCAGGCGAAGAGAGTCCTGAGCTATTTAATGTAGCCTTAGTAATTCCAGATGATTGGAATTGTAGTTCACCAGACGAGTCTGAGATTAGCTGTAAGCCGTTTGAACTATCTGAATTTAATCTTGACGCCATGTCTGTCCTTTTTCTTTTAAATTATAATACTACCCAACGTTGTCCCGTTGGTATAGTCACCGTTACACTCGGATCTATTGTGATCGGTCCAACACTCATTGCGTTCTGTCCTGTTGACAAAGTGTAATCGGCACTGATCGTTGTTGTGTTCTCATATAAAACCCCGCCTGCTTTTGCTACGACTAAGTTCCCACTGGTTGAGGGTAAGTTGATTGTGGTAGACCCTGCAACATCAGGTGCAGATAAAGTCACACTTCCGCTGGTGTTACCAGCAACAATAATATCAGCCATTAATCAGCCTCCTCTGGTGTATTGCCCTCAGCGAGCCATTCTTTAAACTGTTCATATTCTTCTGTACACTGTATATTTTTATTACCATTATCATCTATTTGTTGATACATCTGTATATCATCTACATCGACTTTAGCTATTTTTATATATCTCATAATTCTGCACTCCAAGCAAGATAAGCATCAGTAGTAGTAGAACGAAAATGTCCAGCTTGACCACTAGTTAGTCCACCACTAACAGTAAAATATATTCTACCTCCCCAACTAGTTACACCACTTAATAAGGGAAGACTAGTACAATTTTGAGCAGCATTGCCTGCATACCATATTCTATAGTCAGATGCTGTTCCAGTCGTTTCCATACTTGTTGGAGGTATTCTCATTTGAGTGGTAAATTTTATAGAGCCTGCTAATTGGGTTGATGATTGAATTGAGCCATTTCCAAATAAGCACGCCGTAGCTGCACCAGAATCATTTGCTAATTTATAATAATACCTCTGACACCTCTGCAATTGTACATCATAAGGTAAGTTCTCGAAGTCTGTCGCGGTTGAGCCTACTTCTAACTGAACGCCTGTAACCTGCCATGTTGCTCCTGATGTCCCTAATAATCTATTTGACCCAGATGTTGTTCTATAATTTCCAGCTAACCAAGCATTAGGAGTTGCGTCAAGAATAGTATCAGTATCAACTGGAAACTGAACAATTAAACCCGTTGTGTTATCTGTATTCCAAGTACCTGCTGTGTCACCAGTAATTGTTACTGTTTTATATTCCCAAGTATTTGCAGAGTTGATTGTATATTCTGCTATATAACTTCTATTAAATGAGCTATTAATTATTGATATAGTCCATGTGCCTGTCAATGATGATTTAACCCAAAATGAAATTGTGACAGTTTTAGCATTAGAAGTCCCATACAATAAATGTGCAGAATTAAATCCTTCTATTCTCTGCCTTGGTGTAACTGCTCCGTTTGTTGGTAAAGTTTCAGAACCATTAGATGTTGCTTTTAAAGAATATTGAAATCCAGTTGGAGCATCGGTTACTTGTTGAAACGAAGGAGTGTTTGTTGTGCCATTTATCTGTAACTGCCACCTATCTGTTAAATAAACATTAGTCGCTGATGTAACTGCACTACCACCATTCCTTTGGTCTATCCTCATATCACCATTGATGATTAAGTTTCTAAAACTTGGTTGGGTTGAGTAGACTGCGCCGTTTTGAGAGAAAGACCCGGTGACAGCCACGCCACTTGAAGTGACGCTCATTACAGTAGAGCCACCAGACTGAATATTAATATTGCCTGAGTTATCAGCCGAGGTTTCTAAACCGCCGACTCCGGTTGTCTTTGCATTTATATTAATTGCCATTAATTAGACTCCTACGTCTGGTAGTGTCGCTGCCTTTAATTGTTCTACTGTTGTCATTGAATCTACTTGAGCTGGAGCATCTCTTAATGCCTGTTTTTTAGTAATAATATCAGAAGTGTCAGCACCTGCTTCTAATGCTCTTTGAAATTGAACATCTAATGCTTCTAGTTTAGGTGCTCTTTCAACACGAAGTCTATCTTTAGTAATGTCTTTTGCTTTATTAATATTTACTTGTATAGCCATTATTGCCACTCCCATGCGTTTCTAAAAGTTCTATCAGATGGTATTTCTGATACATCTACAATATGATAATCTTTACCTGCTGGTACATCTTTAGCAGCTAATTCTTCTATTGTATGTTCTGCTAACCATTCTGCTGTTGGAATAATAATACTAATTCCGCCTTCATCATTGTTATATACGATTCTTTTTTCCATATTTTTTCCTTATCTAAAAATTGCTACACCAACTGGATTAAAATCACCTGCAATGGTAACAGTATCACCACCACCTGCAATATAATAACTTTGAATTCTAACACTACCTGTTGCTCTAGCAGAAGAATTATCTAAAGTTGTAACATGAACTTGGTTTTGTGCATAATAACTTGAACCAAATACAACTGAATAATTAGTGTCAGGCATTGCTGTTGTAAATGTTAAAGTAAAATCTCCTGTGCCGTTATCTGTTAATGATGAAATATTAGCACTACTTTGTAATACAGCAGATGGCTCATTAATTGATGCCCATGCTCTAGCACCATAATAAGGAGCAGAACCTGTAGTTTCTGAAACAACACTTGCAGCACCCCAACTAAATGTTCCATCACCATCAGACAACAAAGCTTGCCCTGAAGTACCATCACCACTAACATTTAATTCATCGGCACCAACTGAGTTATCTGCTATTGTTGCAGCATTGACTTCATTTAATGTAGCTAATGATCCTAATCCTAATGATGTTCTTGCTGTTGCTCCAGACTCAGCTACCCATGTAGTACCATTTCCAACAATAATATTACCGTCTGTTTTAGCTAAGTTAGAAATAGCTTGAAGGTCAGCGTCATACGCTTGAACATCTGTACCAATAGCAACGCCTAAATTAGTTCTAGCATCTGATGCAGTAGAAGCACCAGTACCACCATCAGCAATTGTTAAATCTGTAATACCTACAATAGTACCGCCAGATACGTTGATTGCAGTTGCATTTTGAACTGCCATTGAACCTAAACCTAAATTAGTTCTTGCAGTAGACGAATCAGAAGCGCCAGTACCGCCATCAGCAATAGCTAAATCAGTGCCTAAAGTTAAACTACTTGCGTGTGTTGTAACTTGTTGCATATCAGTGCCATCATTAAAGAGCACCATAGTTTTGCCTGCAGGAACAGCAATACCGGTACCTCCTGATGGAGTGACAGTAACAGCATCAGCTAAACCATTATTAATTATATATTGCTTTTCAATAGCTGGAACGGTTAATACTCGAGCACCGCCTGATGTGCCTGTTAGATTAAGTCTTAAATTACGAGCCGATTGTGTTGTGTTAGTATCGGTAAGAGTTAAAGTAACATCGGCACTTGAAAAACTAATATCAGCAGAACCTGTAATAGCTTCTTCTATTGCTGTGCCTAAGTTAGTATTTGTCGTTGTACCCCATGTACCAGATTGTTCACCTGTACCTATGAGTTCTATTTTTAAATCTGAATACGTACTTGCCATAATAAATCCTTGAATTTATGTTATTTTAACTCGATTGTCCTTGCATTGGAATACTTGTTACGTGTATAGCTGTGTGGCGTTTCTCATCCCAAGGTTCATTACAATCAGAGCATGTGCCTGAAGTATATTCTTCTGCATCAACGGTCATACCACAATTAACACATTCAAGACCAACTTCGTAGGTACATTCTATTCGTCCATCTTCTTTTTTCTTTGCATCTATTTTTATCATGCTGCTATCTCCGTCCAGTTAGGTGATTGTGCTTCATTGACATCACTCCAACTATTAGTTTGTGAATCGTTTATATCTACCCATCCTGGAGTCTGTCCATCATCTACATCACTCCATACTAATACATTGCTTGTACTTGCTGTTAAGAGGAACCCAGTAATATCAACTAATACACCTTGTCCTTCAATAACTGTTACATTACCAACCCGACCTGTTATTTGTAGTCCTGCTACTTCGGCATTTGCATCTGCTTCTATTGTTACAGATTCTAATACTGTTGTGCCTGTAACCCCTGTAACAACTACATTTGCGTCTGCGGTAACAGTTTCATCACCAAGTTGTGTAGTACCAAATACTCCTGTAACAACTACATTAGCGTCTGCTGTTACAGTTTCATTACCTAATTGAGTAGTTCCTACTACCCCTGTAACACTAACACTAATTCCTGTACCTTCTATTACAGTAACAGATTCTAGCGTTGTAGTTGCCACTAGTCCTGTTAAATTAATGTTAGCATCTGCTTCTATTGTTACAGATTCTAATACTGTTGTAGCAGTGACTCCTGTTACATCTACATTTGCATCTGCTTGTACTTCTTCATCGCCTAGTTGTGTTGTAGCTTCTAGGCCTGTTACACTTATATTATTATTTGTTATTAAGCTTACGCTTTCTAACGTTGTAGTTGCTTCTAGTCCGGTAACATCTATGCTTTGATTAATTGCAACGGTTACACTTTCTACAACTCCTGTAGCCGATACTCCTGTTACATTTACATTAGCATCTGCTGTTACAGTTTCATTACCTAATTGTCCTGTTGCCTGTACACCTATTACATTAACAACAGCTTTTCCAATTACAGTTTCGTTACCTAGTTGGGTATTACCCTGAACGCCTGTAACAACGACTTCTACATTACCCGCTGCGCCCCCTTGCGCTGAAAACGGGGTACTGGAAAAAGGACTTTCAGAAAATAACATTTAGAGCACCAACCATCTTGATCCTGACGGGACTGTAAATGCTGTGCCCGCTGAAACAGTCACAGGTCCGGTGCTTGTAGCGTTATACCCTGAAGGTACTGTGTAATCTACTGAGATGGTTTTATTATTAACAAACACTCCATTTGAGGCGACCATCTCTTCACCCGTAATAGAACCACCCGCTGTGACATTTCCTGATGCATCTTCATAAACTGCTTTACTTGCAGGATAGACTACAAATACATCTTTATCCCCTGCTGAAAAGTTAACTGCACTTCCAGAGTTAGAAGAAGCAAGTATTGTATCCCTAGATAAAGTAGTCCCTGACGCAGTATATGTCCCAATGCCTACTTCCCACTCATCACCTTCTGGCAATGTAATAGTATAGTAAGTCGTGTTACCATCACCTATAACCGAAAAGCTATCAAAGTCAGTAACTGCTCCTGCAAGCGTAACGGTACCGGTACCAGTCGTGGTGGTCTGTTCTTTTACTCTGTCTTTTAAAACAAGAGCCATTCTAGCCTCCTATTAGGCTATACGAATAATAGCACTGGTTGAATCAGCTGTCGGGAATACAATTGTGAAGTCCCCGTTAGTTGATGTTTTATCTCCACCAAAGTCCAACACTGCTACAGCTTTATTTGAATTAGTACTGTTGTAAATTAATGCGCCTGCTGCAGTAATCGTTGAGGATGACCATGTCGAATCTGCAAAATCTAACCATGCTGTAGTTGAAGTTGATGTAGGTGTTTGAGACACAGTCAGTGAGTTACCCCCTGCTGAATATCCTGTACCTGATACTTCGTTTGTCACTGAATAAGCTGTGGTTGTAGCACCTAATGTTGCTGATGATGTATACAACGCAATGTAAAATGTATCCGCATTAGTACTACCTCTTGTAACTGTTGTACCAAACGCATGGACACCATTTAGCAAATCTACTTTAAAGCTTGTAGCCATAGCTTGTGATATTGCCATATTATTTCTCCAAAATCTTAATTAAATCTGAATGTCCTGCTTCTCGCAATCTATTCGCCAATGTAGTGCGGTCGGATTGTACCGCTTGTTTTAAGTAGAACACTAAAGTTTCTCTAATGCTTTCCTTAAATGCTTCTGCTTGATCTCGTATTAATGGGTTAGCATCTTTACTCACATACATAATTTTAGCTAACGCACGATCTGCAATCTCATCAGGTGTAAAGCCTCGACCTTCCGTCGTTAAAACTGCTACATCACCTTCTAATATATTTCCTTGGTTATCAATCATTGTACTTCATACCTTGCCTGCCCACTTCTGTAAGCATCTCGTCTATCTTTACCATCACCTAGTTGTTTCAACATAGAGATAGCATCCATGTAGCGCTGATTATAGTTAGCTATTGTATCAGGCTCTGCTTTAAGGTAAGTAGCTGCTTCCAACAAACTTCCATAGAATAAAGCAGTATCAAAGTTATCACCCAACCAACTAGTACCAGCTGTAACAATAGAGGTAGGATAATAAAAATAATGCAACTCAACAGTATAGTTCTGATCGGGCGTAGGACCCAATATAAAAGTGTTGTCGTCAAATATTGCATAATATTCTGGTTTCCCATAAAACGCTGAGTCAGTATCAGGGAAAGATTCTCTAATAAAATTAACGTCTTTGTTAATTAAGTATGTGTACTCATTATTACTATTAACCACAGCCAAACTATAAGTAGATAGCCAGTCACTAGGAGTTGTTAAATACTTGTTGCCTGATGTTGTGTTACCAACTTGATTACGTCGTAAGTCAGGCAATTGAACTGTATTAAATATACGTTGTTCAGCTTGTTGTATAAAGGTATCTACGTCTGTTGTATCAAACGAGTTTTCACTATACGAATTGATAGCTGCTTTTAACTCTGTATATGTCATTCCCATTGTTTATCCTTATGCCATTGGGCCGCGTGCTTTTGTACCTTTTGTTGCTGCACCGTTACCACGTGTTACTACACCTTCAGTCTTAACGTCCTTTTCAGGATAGCCAGCTGTGTTAGGTGTTGCTACCATTTCTGGTTGCTTGTAAGTATGATTACAGCCTTTTCTATCTTTGTTCATTATTATACTCCTAAGTTGTTGTTACAGTAACCGTGCCAACCTGTCCGGTACCTTCCAAATCATCCTCAATGTCTGGTATTGCAAGAGGGTTGTTTAGCCCTACAGGGTTCCAGCCATACTGATAATCTCTTTGCTCTTCCAAGTT